GGTAAGAGAAGTGACACCAAACGTGTTCAACATGCTGAAAGATCATCCGGCTACAAGGAGCAATGACAGACTCCTTATCAGAGAGATCTATACAAGGTGCTATGGTGTTAATCCGTATGCACCATTTGGAGAAGTAGTTATGAGAACTGATCTTCCATCGTTCGAGAGTATCAGAAGAGCGAGACAGAAGGTGCAGGAATACTGTGAGGATCTCAGGGCAGAAGAGCCAGCAGAGAGCATCCGTATCGCAGAGCAGGAAGATTACATTGAATACAGCAGAGAGGAGATACAGGCATGAAAAAGATAATTAACGCACTCGGCTGGTTTGCCGTAGGATGCATGTGGTTCGCACTCGGTCTGGGAATGGTAATAGCTGTAGCAAGCAGCACACCGATGATGTAAGGAGAAGCACAATGGCAAAATGTAAAGGCTGCGGAGCTGACATCATCTGGATCAAGATGAAAACCGGCAAGGCAATGCCATGCGATCCAGAGAAGGTTCCGTTCAATAACACATGGCCAGCAGGTGGCCTGACACTAATAACACCAGAGGGCAAGATTGCAAAGGGAGAGATGGACCTTAGTTCAGATACATACGGATATGTGTCGCACTTCGCAACATGCCCGGTAGCAAACAAGTTTAGAAAGGAGAGAGATAATGCCAAAGAAGATAGCTGATACAAAAAAGATTTCTCACGAAGAATGGTTAGAGCTTCGCAAGAAATCACTGGGCGGTACAGATTCAAGTGTGTGTGTAAATATGAATCCGTACAAATCACTAATCACATTATATGCCGACAAGAAAGGAATGTCAAAGGAAAAGGAAACCACTGAAGCCATGAGGATCGGTACGGATCTGGAAGGATACGTAGCAGAACGCTTCACGGAGAAAACCGGCAAGAAGGTTAGAAACGACTTCTTCATGTATGCCGATGATGAGTATGACATCCTGACAGCAAATGTAGACCGTAGGATCGTAGGCGAGAACGCCGGCCTTGAGTGCAAGACGATGGGTGGATTCAACGGCTACAATCTGGAAGCTGGCGAGATTCCTTCTCACTATTACTGCCAATGTATGCACTACATGATGGTCATGGGGTTCGACCGTATGTATCTGGCAATACTCGTGCTGCAGAGGGATCTGTATGTATTCGAGATAGAAAGAGACGATGACTTCATAAAGGCAATGAGGGAAGCAGAGATCGAGTTCTGGCAGAACTACGTGATGCAGAATAAGATACCTGCTCCTGACGGATCAGACTCTTCTCTGGAGACATTGAGGGAGTTGTACCCGGAAGGCGTACAGGGATCCGAAGTTACTATCTTTGGGCTTGATGAACTCGTCAAAGATTATAGAGCGTTCAAGGCTCTTGAGAAGGAATATAAAGAAAAATCTGAAGAGCTGAAGGCAAGGATCTGCGCAAAACTCGGTGATAACGAAGTAGGTCTGGGAGACAAGTATGGCTGCTCGTGGAAGAACCAGAGCAAAACAGGACTCGATCAGACGAGGCTCAAAGCAGAGATGCCTGATATCTATGAGAGATATTCAACAGTAAGCAATTTCAGAGTATTCAGAACAAAGAACATTAAGAAGTAAAGGAGTATAGATATGGCTAACAACTCAGTAAAGGTAGGAGAAAAGGTAACTGTTCCTGCTAAGCAGCAGGAAGCGCCTACACCAACAATGAAGGACTGGATCTACAATTCGCAGAAGGCAATCGCTAAAGCCCTTCCAAGCACGATCACGCCGGACAGATTCACAAGGATGGCTACCACGGCAGTAACCATGAACCCTAAACTCGGCAAAGTCACGCCGTCATCATTCATTGGAGCTATGCTGCAGGCGGCAGCACTCGGCCTTGAGCCGAATACTCCACTCGGACAGGCTTATCTGATTCCTTATGAAAGAAGCGTGAAGACTGATGATGGCAGATGGATCAAGATCCCAGAAGCACAGTTCCAGATCGGGTACAGAGGAATGATAGAGCTTGCTCACAGATCCGGGGAGTTCAAGAGCATCGAAGCTCACGTGGTATACGAGAATGACGACTTCGAGTATGAGCTGGGGCTGGATCCGAAACTCAGGCACAAGCCGGCAATGTCAAACAGAGGCGAGCCGGTATGGGTATACGCAGTATACAAGCTGCAGTCTGGCGGATATGGCTTCGAGGTTATGAGTAAGGATGATATCAATGAGCATCGCAAGAAGTACAGCAAGGCTCAGAAGTCTCCGTGGGATACAGCATGGGAAGGCATGGCCAAAAAGACAGTCATTAAGCAGGCACTGAAATACGCTCCTCTGAAGTCAGAATTCGTGAGAGCCATGAACAATGATGATGTCACACTGAACTTTAAGAAGGAGCTGGCAGAAGCACCAGATGCAAAGATAGATGATTTTGTCATCCCGGATGATGATTCAAGATATGCAGATGATGCAGAAGTCGTAGACGTAGAAGACGTAGAAACAGTTGTAGATCCTGAAACAGGAGAAATTAAAGAGTAGGAGATAGCTATGAATGGTCATATATCGCTGCACAGGAAATTGTTTGATAATCCTGTCGTGTGTAAAGATGCTGACCATTTAGCGGTATGGGTTTACCTGTTGTGCATGGCCGTCTGGAAGCCTACAGATGTGACGTTTCATGGAAAGAAGCTGACGCTTTCGCCCGGTCAATTAACGACTGGGCGAAAGGCGATAGCCGATAAACTGAAAATTTCAGAAAGTAAGGTACAAAGAATCCTAAAAGCCTTTGAAAATGAACATCAGATTGAACAACAAACAGACCGCCAATGTCGGCTAATTACAATAGTTTCATGGAATAAATATCAGAAAAGTGAACAACGCTCTGAACAACGAGTGAACAACGACCGAACAACGAGTGAACAACGAGTGAACACTAAAGAAGAATATAAGAATATTAATAATATTAATAATTCTAATAAGAGTGAATACAGACCACTCAAAGACGATGATGAGATTCCGTTCGATGACGATGCTGTAGCTCGTTTAAGATCATGGGGGATAGACATATGAATAAGCAGAATCTTGTAGAGACTCTGGACGAAGGAATGTTCCTGACCATATTAGCAAGCTCACATCTCCCGGACGATGAGATCATTCAGATCATAAAGGATCGCAAAGAATGGCTGATGGAGAGATTCAGGCAGGGAAAGCCTATACACTCAGGAGTCATAACCGTAAATGGCAAGAAGGTGCAGCCGGGCGAAAGGTGGACATGCCCACTGACCGGCAGGCAGAGAGTAAATATGGGCAGGTAAGGCAATCACAGAGAGCAGGGCAACACGTTATAACTAATTGCTTTTTCGAACACAGAAAATTAATGATACCGTCCTGCTCTCTGATTGCAATAGGAGAATTAAGAGATGACACGTGCACAATACATGGAGATGGTAGGCATAACTTTTGAGATCTGCAAAGATAAAGACTCATACGCCGATAAGGAATTCATGGATTCAATCGACAGAATAGCCGTGGCTGTAGGAGCTTTTGAAAGCAGTTATTGTGAAAACTGCGAGGAGAACAAGGCATGAGCATACAGGATAAGATCATAAAGCTAATAGCCGAAGAGAGGAAGAAAAGAGCGGCCACATATGCGGCTTTTGCTCGTGAGGCTGGATGTACAGATAGAGCCATAAGCTACTGGGAAAACGGACAACGAATACCGAGAGATATAGAAACTATAGAGCGTGTGCTTCATAACTTAGGATATCGCTTAGTGATTGTAAGTAATGATGGAGAATTAAAGTAATGGTACTGATTAAAACCATGAAAATGCCAGAGACTTGTACTGGATGTGAGCTTCTTGACTATGACACTTTCGATGCTGAAATGCACATCGGATGCCTAATTACTGGCGAGATTGTTACATGGGATCTGGATAAGTGCAGAAACGAGAAATGCCCACTTACTGAAGTCGAGCAGTACGGTCCGGCAGGAACACTGTACAAGGAGAAGTAACAATGTCCAATGGTCGTTATACTTTGTGTCCGTTCTATGTGGACGAGAATAAGAATACTGTCTCGTGCGAGGATGTGTGCAGGAGCTTTGACGACATGGACGAGAAGTGGCAGTGGATGGCGATGTACTGCGATGATGACTGGATGCGCTGCCCATTTGCCGCTGATTTGAACGAAGCATATTACAAGCAGGAGAAAGGAGATGCGATGGCACTACAGGAACACGAAATCAAAGCTCTGAAGAGCGAGAATAGAAGCCTGACCACTAAGCTCGGAATGTCAAAGAAGAAGTGCGAGAGACTTCAGAAGCAGCTTGATAAAGAAAAGGAGATAAACAAGAGCTGGCAACGGCAGCACGAGGAAGATGAAAAGAAAAAGAAAATGTTTTTCGGCTACTGGAAAAATGCAGAGGCGGAGCTTGAGGCAAGAAGCAAGAAGGCAATCGAGGAGCTTGATAAGCTGGGGGTTATATATGAACAGAGGATGTGTTACCTGATCCACACATTTGCTCCGGGCGGAATAATGGCAGAGTCTCAGGCACAGGAGTGGGCTGGAGACAAAGAGTTTGCTCTGGTCCATGAGTATGACGAGCAGGAAGGGCTTATCTGGAAAGTAGTATTTAAGGAAACCGAAGATGGAGAAAATGACAGCGAAGGAATTTCGGGAGATGTGGAAGAACAGCCCGAACCCGAATAAGTACGGAAACCGGCGGACAAAGATAGATGGCATAGACTTCGACAGCGAGAAGGAAGCTGGTAGATATGCAGAGCTGAAGATGCTTGAGAAGGCTGGCGTTATATCAGATCTGAAACTTCAAGTGCCGTTCGAGCTGCAGCCCGGATTCTATTACAAAGGCGAGAAGATCCAGAGCATTAGATACGTGGCAGACTTCGTATACATGCAGGATGGCAAGCAGGTGATCGAGGACGTTAAGTCAGACGGCACACGCAAGAATAAAGTGTACCAGCTCAAGAAAAAGATGATGCTATATCACGGATGGGAGATAGAGGAGATATGACATGGCAAAGCTGAGGATAGGCAACAAGTACGGCGTCAGGCATATAGACATACACATAGCAGAACCAGAAGATGCAAAGACTATGCTGAATATTCTGGCAAAGAACGATATCCCTGCAGTGTTATGTGGAGAGACAAAGGAGAATTCTGATGGGCATAAAGATAACAACTGACGACTACGGCGTGAAGGTGTGGAGATTCGATCAGCATGGATTTCCGCAGTACGCCGTAGCATTATCCGGCAAGATGGAAGACGGCACTAAGAAGACCATGTACCAGCAGGTAGTATTCAGGCAAGGCGTAGAGCTGGAGAACGGCGAGGAGATCTTCATAAGGAACGCATTTCCTAAGCTGCGAATATGGCGAAGTAAGAAGGACAAGCTGCTTCACACAAAGGAGATATGGATGGTAACGGACTTTGTGTATAAGACAAGCAACACGCAGCCAGACTACTCGCAGGCGCAGAATACGCAGCCTAACTACTCAGGAGCACAACAGGAGACATTCAGCTCGTTTGACGACATGCCGGAAACATTCGCTGCAGCAGAAGACGACATACCATTCTGAGGTGAGCCATGAAGATTATCATAGCGATCATAATAATAGCCCTCTTCATCGTCGCATATGCGTGCTTTATGGTAGCCCACACATCCGACGAGCAGGCAGAGAGAATGTATCAGGACTATCTGAAATGGAAAAGAAAGAGGCAAAGAGAACATGGAATATGCAAAGAAAAAGAAGATGTGGATAATCGACAAGCAGACGGCGGATCTGCTGAAGGATTATGAAAAAGGCTTGATAGAGCCGCATGTAAGAGAAAGAGAGGTGGTTAAAGTGGTGTACAAACCTATTCAGAACATACTAAGGCAGGATCCGAGGTTCGGAGTGACAAAGGTAATATTCAACAGGCCGGCTACGATAGTCATGTGGACCGACGGCACAAAGACAGTCGTTAAGTGCAATAACGAGGAATTTGATGAGGAGAAGGGCCTTGCTATGGCTATCTGCAAGAAGGTCATGGGAAATCAAGGAAACTACTACAGAGTCATTAAGAAGCTTCTCGAAACCGCAGAAGGTAGAGTAACCGAGTCTGAAGTAGAGTTCGAGATCAAGCAGCCTAAGAAGGCAGAAGGAGAAGCCAATGACTGATTGTGCATGGATCAATGATACGCCTAATATCAACGAGCTGACTAAGGTGATACATGAGAACGCCTGCGAGCATGGCTGGTGGGATGAAGAGAGATCTATTCCTGAGATCATAGCTCTATGCCACTCAGAGTTGTCCGAAGCTCTTGAAGCATACCGTAATGGAGAGCCGCTTGTCTGGATAAACGATGGAAAGCCGGACGGAATAGCGGTCGAGATGATTGACTGCATCATCAGGATCCTTGATTGGTGCGGAAAAGAAGATGTCGATGTGGGCGAGACAATAACGCTGAAGCATTTGTATAACACCACAAGACCATACAAACATGGCGGAAAGGTGATATAGATGGCTAAGGTGGAAGTTTTAGGCAGGCACTGTATAGTCTGTAATAAATTCTGGGTAGCACGCCATCCGCATGATCTGAATCCATTTTGCCCGGACTGTCACGAGGCATTATGCAAGGTTATCAAGAGCCAGAAGGACGGAGCCGGTGAGACGAAGCGAATCAAATACTTCGATGAAGATGAAAAGGTATGGAAGATAGGCGAGGTAATTGTAGAGGAGAGTGAGTAATGGATGGAGTTTACTACGACGCAAAAGGAAATCTGATCGGAATTGAGAAGGGAGAAGAAACGATGGAAGGATACAAGGAAAGAATGGTAAAGGAGTATCAGGAGCTTAGAAAAAGGCAAGAGAAGCTGCATAGGCTGCTCGTAAAGTGTGAAGCAGGCACGCTGAACTTCGAGCTGAATTGCCCGGTAGATCTGCTAAGAAAACAGGAATGGGCAATGGTAGAATACCTGAACATCCTTGAGCTTAGAGCTGAGATTGAGCACGTAGATATCTATGATGAGCTACCGAAAGGTGCAGAAGCATAGCCTAAACGTGTGGGGCGAATTGAGAGGTCTCTTTTCGGTATCGTAACGATATTGAAAGGAGACTTTTATTATGGCTGAGAAATCCAAGAAGGATGGCGGCCAGAGATATAACTGGAATCTGATTATGAATGATTACATCACTAACGCAGATTCGAGTCTCGAAAAGATTAGCGAGAAGTACGGTATTCGTCTCGCTACAGTGAAGAAACATTCATCGGCTGAATCTTGGCTCGCCACCAAACGAGAATACCAAAAGAAAGTGAGACAGAAGGCAGCACAAAAGGTGCTACCAGCAAAAGCTAATGCGCTTGCAAAAGAGCTTGAGTCTGTCGAGAAGGCTTCAGGCGTCATTGTTGACATGTTCAAGGACGCAGAACAGTTCCGGCGTCACGTCGTCGAAGTAGGCGTAGGCAAAGGAGAATACTACAGCGAAGAAGTAGTGCTCAACAAGGTAGACACGAGGGCGCTGAAAGATGCTCTGGGTTGTCTGAAGCTGATTGAGGAAATGAAGAGGTCCATGCTTGAGGAGCAGAAGATCAATGAGCGTCAGCGGTACGAGATCGAGCTGGCAAGGCTGGAACTTGAGAAAGAAAGGCTATCACTTGAAAAAGAGAGAAATGCTCTGAGAAGTCAAAATAGCGGCGCTGACGACGACACTAAGTACGGCGTGGTTCTTATCCCAGAGGTGATGTCAGATGAGTGAGCAGAACATCATATGGAAGCCTCAACCTAAGCAGGTAGCCTTCATGCAGCGCCCAGAGTTCGAGTGTCTGTACGGCGGCGCTGCCGGCGGCGGCAAGTCAGACGCACTCGTAGTCGAAGCACTCAGGCAGATACACATACCGCATTACAAAGGACTGATCCTGCGAAAGACGTATCCACAGCTAACGGAGCTGATAGATAAATCGCTGCTGATATATCCGAGAGCTGTACCGGGAGCAAAGTACAACAGTACGACTCACACGTGGACGTTTCCATCTGGCGCCAAAATTATCTTTGGATCCATGAATCATAAGCAGGACAGAATCAACTATCAGGGCAAGGCGTATGACTTCATAGGCTTCGATGAGCTGACGCATTTTGAATATGACGAGTACACGTATCTGTACTCCAGATGCAGGCCAAATGGACCGGGCACACGATGCTATGTGAGAGCGACTACCAATCCGGGCGGAAAAGGACACAACTGGGTGAAGGACAGATTCATAACTGCAGCTCCACCAATGACGCCGATCACGCAGGATGTAGAGATCGAGGACAATAACGGCAATCACATAACAATAAGGCGCTCAAGGATTTTTGTACCGGCCACCGTATTCGACAATCAGGAGCTGCTGAACAACGATCCGGGATATATCGCATCACTGGGAATGATGCCGGAAGCTGAGAAGAAGGCACTTCTATACGGAGACTGGAACAGCTTTTCGGGGCAGGTATTCAATGAGTGGCGCAATGATCCTGAACACTACGACGACAGGAAGTGGACTCATGTTATCAATCCGTTCCAGATACCTAAAGAGTGGCCTATATACCGTGGACTGGACTGGGGATATGCGAAGCCGTTCTCAGTCGGATGGTACGCAGTAGGACCGGGCGGAGTGCTCTACAGGATCCGTGAGCTTTACGGCTGCACAGGAGAACCAGATACAGGGGTCAAGTGGACGCCTGAAAAGTGTGCAGCGAAGATCTACGAGATCGAGCATGAAGATCCGAACCTGAAAGACAGGTACATATACGGAGTAGCAGACTCAGCAATATTCGCATCGGATACCGGCGTGCCTATTGTTGAAGCATTTGAGAACGCTCGGGTGTACTTCGAGAAGGGAGACAAGCAGCGTATTCCGGGCAAGATGCAGTGCCATTACAGACTGGCGTTCGATCCTGACGGAGACGCTATGTTCTATGTGTTCAATACCTGCAGGCATTTCATCCGCTGCATACCTTCACTGGTGTATGACGAAACGAATGTAGAAGACGTGGACACATCACAGGAAGATCACAATTACGACGAATGGCGCTATATCTGTATGCAGCATGTAATCGAACCAAGAGTGAACGTGCAGCCTGAAGACAAGAAATGGACGCCGCCGCCTGAAGATCCGTTGAACAACAAGAAGAAGGAAGTTTACAGGGATCCGTATGATATCGTCGTGCGGTTCGGATAGAAAGCGAGGGAATGATGGAGAACTTAAACATTGATTATCAGATAAGCAAAGAGAACTTCATCCTGAACGATGGTGAGTTCGGAGACATTCAGGTAAAAGCTGCTCTTGCATCTATGCGAGAATACTTCGCAAGCAAGGCCAGCATAGACTGGAAAGCCACAGCAAATGAGGAATGGTGGAGAATGAGGCACTGGAATGTGCTGTCAGATACTAACGAGGGCAAGAAAGCAGGTGTAGAAGTAGGCTCAGCATGGCTATTCAACTCGCTGGCCAACAAGCACGCTGACATGATGGACAGCTTTCCGAAGCCGAATATCCTGCCAAGAGAAGCGGATGACGAGCCGGAAGCCAAGATCCTGACGAATATTGTGCCGGTCATACTTGAGCAAAACGATTATGAGAAGGTCTACAGAGACAAGGGCTTCGACTTCAACAATGACGGAGCCTGCATCACGAGCGTACTCTGGGACAACTCGAAGCATGATGGCATGGGCGATGTGGCTATCAACTT